TACGAATCGTAAGTGCTGCCGCCGCCTTGACCGTTAAAGATGATCCACGCTTTAGCGACGCCCGGCATCGAGGGAGCCAGCGTCGTCGCGACCAAGCGCCAGTCGTTCGTCTCGGTCGTGGGGTTGTTGTTGAGATTGGTATCGGTAAGCGAGACGTAAGGCACGCCGTCAACCTGACACCATGAACCCGTGTAATATGTCGTGGCACTGTCCCACTCGGCCAAACCCGCTTGCATGAGGTACGCGAGCTGACGGGAGAACAAGAAGTCGAGAGCGTTGCGGTCTTGCAGCGCGGGAGAGTTGGAGCCTTGCACCGCCGCCGACCAACCATTGAGGTACTGACTCAGGGCTTGGATGACAGCGGGATCGCTGGAGTACGCGATGGAGCCAGCCGCGAGCGAGCCAAACTGAGCAATGTTGCCCGAGGGGGTCAGAGAACCGCCGAAAATTTTCTGAATCGCACGCGAGATCTTGGACATGGGTATCGAATTAGTGGAGACGTTAAGTTAGTTCAAGCGGATTACTAAACATTCTGATTCGCCAGAGTGACCGTCAAAGGTTGAGCAGTGGCGATGAGTCCGCGAGAATCAGTTACTACGCAACGCCAAGTAGTGACGTTCGTGGTATCAAGAGGGGCAATACGGGTAAAGTAAGTCGAAGATCCATCGGGGACAGTTGCCTCAGTAACATATCCAGAAGTGGCACCACTTGAAGTAAGCAACTGCCAGTTGTACGAATAGGGTTCGACACCATTGGTAACAGTTACTGAGATAGGCGTGTCCGTGGTAATCGTAATAGTACCCGAACCACCCGTCACCGTTTTAGTTGAGGTCGAGGACGACAACGAAGCAGTCAGGGTAAGGAAGGTAAGACTGACGCCCATTGGTTTAGGCAGGAAAGCCTTCAACGTCTCCAAGGGAAGTGGCGTACCTTCTTGGATCGTGTACGTCATGGTCATGTCAGCGTTATCCGCCAAGAGGACGAGACCGGGGAAAAAGGTATGCAGGTAATCTTGAATCGACGCCAACGTGCTGTTGTTGGAGTTGAGGATGATTTTAAGCTGGATTGCTAGGCGATACGCTGCATCCGTGAGATCCGTGTTGCGGGTGCCGTAATCCGAATAGTTGTAAAATATCGCCGCAGCGTTGGTCGAGGTATTGGTGTAATCGCGAAACCCGTTCGTGTTTTGTTCAGACGGAACCGTAATAAGATAATCCCAAAAACCATAGTAGGGCAGATCCTCGGGCGGGCCAGAGTTGCGAGGAACACCGACGTATTTGCCCAGCGTGTCGAGCTGGACGCCGATAGCCGTGTTGATGTTGAAAGCGTCGTCGATGTCTTGAATCACCAAGTCTCCGACCGCTTGCTTGGAGTAAATGGCGATGTTAGCCCGCGCACGGGTCTGCCATTTGTACTGGAGCAAAAGCAGATCGCAGTAATACGAAATTACGTTGGCGAGATTAGCTGCCATTGATAATGATTCGGGCAGAAGCTAAAGCCCAGAGATTGTTAATGGCGGCGGTATCGAGGAGAGAAACGTAAGTGATACCATCGTCGCTCACACCCATGTCGCTGATTGAACCATTGGGCGCAATCGACTCGACCAATGAAGTGATTTCGGAAGCCACGGCAGGTTGAGCAATCGTGTAGCTGAGTTGAGCGAGGATCTGGCTGCGGATGAAGTTGGCATCGACCGAACCTGTGACCGCAATAATGTCGAACGAGATGTAAAGGTTTTGGGAAGTAGGCCGATCAAATTTGATGGGAAAGTACGTTCCATCTACTTGAGGCACGGACACCGTAACGGTTCCCTTCATGCCGCAACCGGCATTGCGTTTGACGTAGATCGCATTGGCAACGGCTTGGTTCGTGCCGCCTTTCACGATGCACCAAATCGAGTGACCGGGGATGCCGTTGGCGTCAATCGTGTTAGTGTCGTTCTCGTACACCATTGCCTCGGTGACGTCGGTCGTGTCGAGCAGTGCGCCAATCAATCCTTCGAGATAGCCTTGGCTGGGCAAAGCGACCGACTTCTGACGACGGATGCGCAGAGCGTAATCGGTTTCTTCGTTGAGACCCAACGTCGTGTAGGTCGCGGGATTGTTGACGCCGGTAACGCCCAGCGTAACCGTCACAATGGAGATGATCGTGTTGGGCAGAGAGCTGACCGCACCAATCAACGCCGCTTGAAAAACTAACGAGGTCGAAGCCGCGCCTACGAAGGCATACGTCGAGACGAGCTGGTATTGATTGCCGCTCGTATCCGCAACCGTGAACGGCGTGACGGAGGTATCGAGGCCGGGCAATGTCAGCGCCCGATCCGTCGTGACGACGACGCTTTGAATTGTTTTGGTGCCAGCATTACGGATGACACCGTTGATCGCGCAGCGGGCATCGAGGGACGTGCCCACCGCTTTGTCTGGATCGAACGAATTGTAAATTTGCTGTGAGAGTTCCAGCACGTCCGTCTTCGCTTGCGCGATGATGTTCACCATCTGACCGTCGGGCGAGTTGGCATCGACGTTGATGTCCGCACCGTAGATCTGGCGCATACCCGGATAGCCGGGAGCGCCGTCAAGGATCTCCGCGATGATCTCGGGAGTTGTCTGAATCGTCAGACCGGAACTGTCGATGGCGTTAGGCATGGTCAGAGAAGTTGAACGGCGTTGGTCACGTTTCTAGAAAAGATCGTGTCAATGTTGTAGGTCACGGTCAAGGCTCGCGAAGCGGCATTGAAGGTAGGTGTCACGGAATTGACCCGCACCACTCCGTAACTTTGCACGATGACGGTACGGCATTGCAGGACGATGCCTTGCTGAGCGGCGGGGTTCTTACCCCCAAGCAGATTGCGCCAGTCGATGCCATCCGCTGTGGCAAAGAAGCACTCGCCCAGCCAGACTTGCAGTCGGGTCTTCAAGTTGGCGGCAATGGCTTTCTCGTTGCGAAAGTAGCTTTGCACGCCGTTGCCGAACGACCAGTCGTTAGTGGAATCTATGGCTCGAAAGATCATGGTTGGATATAATTTCCGAAGCTAACTCCGGGGCTGGCATCTGAGGAATTTAGATTCACCGGAGCCATGTATGCGGATTGATAAGGAACGGTATTACCGCCATAAGCCAAAGATCTCACGTTATTTTGAAAAACGATGTTCATATTCTTCGACGCAACTTTTACAGAATATGCCGAACCATAGAAACTATTTCCAGTTATGGCTACGGCGTTGCAAGCACTTTGTTGAAGAGTTGGATCAGTGGGGCTAGTTGGGACATATACGGCTGGATCGGAGTTTTCTAAACTAATTCCGTATGCTCCGCTATTAAAAAATTTACTTCCCGTTATGGCAGAAAACTGAGTTTGAGTAAGCCGAAGATTACCACTGGTATCAGATCCCCCAATAAAATAACAATTATTACACAGCAGTCCTTGAACATTGTTGGTCTGGATGCTATAAACATTGTTCATAGTTTGTATTCCCCAAGACGCATATGGGCCGCTGCCGGGGGTTCCAGTGACGTTTGTAGCTGTTCCGGTAATTACTCCAGTTGAGGGAGTATATCCAGAAATTTGAAATTCAAAATAATTTGAGCCATCGGCAATAGCCCGCATATATTGACCCGCAGCCGTAACGATTGAGGTTAAATTTGTGGGGATAGTCATAGTAACTGATCCTCCCACACTGGGCAAATTCATGGAAGTTGTGCTAGAGAAACTACCCGCTCTAGCATCAAAATTACAGTTAGTAAATTGTAGCGAAGCAATGCGGAGAGCATCACTAGATCGGCTAAAATATGCGCTTATTAAATTGGCAATAAAATAGCTATTAGAAATAAACACGCCTTCTTGATAAACGTCGCAATAAATACCATACGTCCAAAAATTAAAGTTACAATTTGATATGAGGGTATTTACGCAAATAGAAGTAAATTTTACTGCAGTATTTCCCAATACCACCGATTGACTTCCCCCTTCAAAAAGGGAATTACTTATTAACATATTGGAGGCATTGCTGGCTTCTATAGCTCCCGTCCAATTTGTATTTCCTGCAGTAACTGTTATCCTGTTTATTTGTACTAAATTTCGGACATGAATAGCGGCAGTAGGTTGGCAATTAAATTTCAAAGCCAAACAAGATACATCGCATTGCAAAAATAAATCGTGTACCCCAAAAGTAGCGTAATTAGAAGTATCGGTGAATACCAATAGCCCCGTGGAATCTTGTGCCCGAAGTATAGAACAATCCCCATCTCCAAAAATAACGATGGCTTTACCCGCAGAAGAAACCGTTAATTTGTTAGTATTATAGCTCCCCGCAGGAACATACACCGCACCGCCATTAGTGGCGCTGCAAGCAGCGTTGATAGCATTTTGAATAGCGGTGGTATTTGTGGCGGTACTAGCAGAAGGAGACGCGCCATAACTTACGATGTTAAATACCCCACTGCTGCTACCGCCCGTAGCCGTAAGAGTACCACTGGTAAAAGTAAGCCCCGTTCCAACGGTGACGTTGCTAAATCCGCCCGCGCTGTTGCCATAAAGAATTGAGCTACCCGAGGTAGCCGGAGCGTAATCTGTTCCAGAGGTAGCCGCGCTAACAACCCCGCTGGTTGAATTGCCCTTTAAGATTCCATTGACCGTCGTCTTTAAGGTGATGGCGGCAGCTACCGTTGGGGTTGCAACCGTGCCATCAAAGCCGTTAGCGTTTACAACCGAAACACTCGTAACCGTACCACTGCCGCTGCTGATGGTAGCGTATTCCAAAGCCGTTGCGCCAGCATTGACTCGCAATACTTGTCCCGCCGTACCAAGAGACGTAAGTCCGGTGCCACCATTGGCGATTGGAAGAAAGCCAGTAACGCCCGTAGAAAGAGGAAGACCCGTGGAGTTGGTTAGGGTTCCGGTAAGCAATCCAGAAGCAGACACGTTGCCCGTCACCGAAAGTCCGGTGGACATAATAGAGCAGTCGGTTCTCAAAACACCAACGTCATTAAGTGCTAATTTTCCATACGTCGTTCCATCAATTTGAAAACGAATACCGTTGCTATCCCATGCAGCTCCCCCGCCTCGATTAAAAGTAAGAGTTGAAGGATATACGTCTCCCGTCACCGCGAGTCCGGTGGAGGAGAAGGTGCCAACCGTTGTGCCATTTGGAACCTGAAAATTTACTGAAGTTGCTCCTTTAATAAAAAGGTTAGTTCCGCTGCCGCCAATAATTGTTGTGCCGCTTAAACGATAACCATTGTCCGCCGCAGTTGCGTTAAAATAGTCACCAGCAGTAACAATTCCAGTCGCGCTCAACGCCCCAGTCACGGCGAGGCCGGTGGTTGAAACCGTGGCGCGAGTTACGCCACCAGCGGTTTGAAGATAGATTGATGAATTGGTTCCCTCGTTGCGAAAAATGGTTTCACCACTGGCGACTTGAGCAAAGATCATCGGCCCAGCCGTATTGGGATTAACTAAATCCATTCGCGCCCAATTTCCGGCACTTGCATTTCCTCTTACAGAAATCGCGGGAGAGTAATCCCCAGTAGCCTGAACGGTGAGCCTTGTATCTGTTACAGAAGTGGCCGTGCCAATATTAACCGCTCCGCTGCTCGTCGCAAAGTTGGCTCCTGTGGTGCTCGACAACGCGCCAGTAACAGCGAGTCCGGTGGAGGAAAAGGTAGCCATCTCTGTTCCTGCCGCGCCGATTAAAACATTATCCGAAATGCTGCGAATAATTAGATTAGCACTTGTTCCGCCATAAATTGCATTTTGAGTGCCAATAATAAATTTATCCGTTCCAGCAAATTGACCAGTTAAAGTTGCACCTGTTGAAGCGGTTGATGGGCCATTTATAATAAGGCGACCAGCCGCTGCGTTAGTCCCAATAGTTGTCGTTCCACTCGCGCTCAATGTCGTGAACGCGCCGGTACCTTGTGTCGTAACGCCGATAGACGTAAAATTACCTGCCGCTGGTGTAGTGACACCGATAGGCCCGGGCACAGGGAATGACGTAACATTGTCCGTACCGTTGAAACTGATGCCACCAATCGTGCGGGCGTTTGCCAGAGCGGTAGCCGTAGCCGCATTGCCCGTAGTGTTTTGATTAAGCGTCGGAAAATCAGTAGCAATCGCGATGCTGGGAACGCCGGTGCTAGTAGTGTTTTTGAGGATACCGGTTGCCAGCGTCGCCAAAGCCTGACCGTTAATACGGGTGACGGTAGAGGTGAGAACGCCGGTGCTGCCCGACGCTGTAACATCGCCAATGATTGAGATCGTTTGATCTCCCGTATTAGTGCCACTGGAAGTGCCGCTAAAGTTAGAAGCTCCAATCGCTCCGGTGGCAGTAATCGTTCCAGAAGCGGAGATGTTGCCGGTTGAAACTACGGAAGTAAATCTGCCACTGCTGGCAGTAACGGCACCAATGGTCGAACCGTTGATCGGTACGCCGCTGATCGAGCCACCCACACCCGACGTAATCACCGCACCGGCAATCGAGCCGCCGGTGATCGTGACGTTGCTTGCCGCTTGAGAAGCGATGGTGCCTAGCGTGATGCTCGATGGCCCGAGGGTCTTGCCGTCGGTTGTAGCGAATAGCGCCACAGTGCCGACTGTTACCGTCGAGCTGGGGCCGAACACGTCACCAGCACCACTGGGGACGCTGCCAATTAAAGTACCACCGCTGCGAACAAGATACTCTCCGTCGGCAATCGCGCCAATCGTGAGCTGGGTTCCGCCGTCAGAGGTAGTGTGGATGGCTGCGACATTCGGGCCGGGGTAATTACCGGACAGGTCGCCCGAGGCGGCGGCAGTAGCGCCGAGAAAAGAAGAACTGTTGGCGAACGCCGCCGTACCGAGAGTGCCGCCATCCGCAATCTCCGTACCGGCTGCATCTGCCCACAGCGCGACATTGCCGATGGTCGAGGAAGCTGGGCCGGTGACATCGCCAGTGCCGGGAGCAACGGTAGCCCCGACGACGGTTGCTCCGACTCGTTTAAGAAACTGGTTATCCGCAACCGTACCAAAGGCCAACCGCTGACCGGTGCCGTCGTGCATGGCGATGACTTGGGGATTGGGATACGCATACGCGAGATCCCCGCCCGCTGGCCCCCAGTTCGCCGGTAGCACCACGACGGGCAAACCCGCAGTCGTCGAGCCAACGGGCTGCACTTGACCGGCGGGGGCGTTAAATATCGTCGTCTCGATCGCTTGAAGATCCGCGCCTTCGAGGAGATAGCAGGTGACGGTGCCATCGACCAACGCCGTCTGGGTCGTCGGTTCGAGCTGATTGGGCGAAACGACCGCGATGCCGAAAGAGATTTTGTTGATGTACTGCCGAAGGATGTTCGGGGAGGACACCATGCGCTGACCGGTGGCGATCACCGTGCCATTCCAACTCAGATCGTAGAACCAACCCGTCTGCTGTGAGACGTAGGAGATCGACCAAACTGCCCGAGTCCCGTCGGCAAGGACGAGCGTGGACTGTTGTTTCGGTTGCTCCGATAGGCCCGTGATGATCTTCATTTGAGGAGTTGGTAAATGAGCGTATTCACGTCAGCAATCTGTACGGCTGCACTGCCGCTGGGTGACTTCTCATCTAGTTTGTTTAGCGCGGTTATGAGGGTAGTCAGCACGTTTTTCAAGGTAGTATCTTGATTGCGGATACTTATTTTGCCGCTATCTTCCAGTCCGACAATGGCGGTGCCGTGTCGCATTTCCACGTCCACCGAGTAATCGACGATGGGGTTGGCCTGATGCCTGAACCCCACGATCACCAGTCCATCGCTTAGGTCGTGCGTGCGTGCAGTGTTGGGAGCCGTAACCGCGCCCGACTCGTACCAGTTGTCGATGTCGCGGTCGTTAAACAGGACGAGGCAGGAATCGCCCGGACTGACCGGCATGGTCAAGCATCCGTTACCGCCAGAGGGTACGAACACCGGACATTGAGTCAGGACGGGATACGGCACAGTCTTGTCGCCAAAAACTGCAAGGGCAGCGATCTGGACGGATGCCGTCTGCTTAGTAGAATCAAAAGAAACGATGGTGCCGATCCGGTGGCAGTTCAGCTTTAGAGCTGAAAGAGTCATATAATTATCCAACAGTCTCCGCATATCCGGCTCAACGACCGAGGAAATAGGGGGTTCGTTAATCATTGGACTAAGGTAGCGGTGATCGGAACAAAATCAGTGTTGGTAAAAAGAAGGGTAACTTTGGTCAACGCATCTCCGCTAATCCGAGGGGAAATTGTCCCTTGATGCTCGATACCCATGACTTTCCAATTCCGGTTGTACAGCGGCTGAGTAGTGCTGTCCAATCTCACCAACTGATAAATGGTGAGCCGTGGTTCAAAAATCATGTCAAATTCCAGAGTCGCATTTCCCCGTCGAGGACTGCCAAGCAAACCCGTGGCTGAAGAAATAACGGGGATCTCGCCTACGATGATCTCATTTAGGTTAAGGGCTTTTACCTGACCATTGTCGATGATCGCTTGGGAGTTACTTTTTAGTTGGATAATCTGCCAAGCGTTTCCAAAAAGTACTTCACCTCGTTTATTTCTTACGGGGTAACTGCCGATGATAGGTTCGCCCGAAAGCCCCGTTAATTGATACGAAAGATCCCGCAATGACTGAGCTGCCGTAGTGCCCGGAGCAGTACTCATCGAAATGAGGTTGATGTTATTCATCTGCCAACCCCCATCAAAAGCCTCGATCTCCGTAATAAAATCTACCCCCTTACGATACGAGTTAGCCGATAACACCGTCCCGTTAAAAACCAAAGGCATGAAATCCCCTGCGGGGGATTCGTATCCGGCACGAAATTGAATAGCCCGAAGTTGCGTGGTATTGAACGCATCTTTCTGAAGAGCGTTGCGGGTAGCTTCTGCCAGATTGAAAAGTTTAAAAGACGCCGTTTGAGCTGTGGCTAACGCTTTTCGAGTAATCTGAAATTCAATCGTAAATGGCAGAGTTATCGTTACGCTTTTATTGGCAAAAAACTCCGGACGTAACGGGGAAGTATTTACCCCGTTATCCACTTGGACAGATAACGAATATACCCGATTAAATTTTTGCATGACTACGGATTGGGATTCATCCGAGCAATGGCAGTTGCAGTTTCGGTATAAGAAAAATTCCTAAGACCAATATTTCCGTTTTGCGTGAAACCTGCTCGTTGAGCAGCAGCTCGGTCGGCTACGTCGGTTTGAGAATACGACACACTTTCGGTCACACTGATTCGCTTAAACTGGATACTCATGTCCGAAACGGAACGAGTGTCTTCACCTTGATTAGCGTTGAGAGACATGATCGCCATGTTATTCCAGACACCCCACGGGGTCTCGACACTGAATAGCTGGCGACCTTTCCAAAGCTGATAGAAGTACCCAAAAATGTAACTCTGTTTGGTTTGATTGGGTTGTTGAGGAGTGCGGGACTCGTAATACCCGTAAAGACTTTGGGAATCAGAAACTGCGGCTTTTTGACGCTCAGGAGCGATTGCTAATTGAACCGTAGTTTGAACCGCTCCCGGTGTCAGTTGGGGCAAGTAACCGGGAATTATGGGCAGCGCATTGGGTTGTTGCGATATGTTCCCCTCTAAAGGCTGAATTCCCGATAACTCCGCCACTAACCCCCGCACGCTAATTATCTCGGGTCGAAGGGCGATATGATCTTGGACGGCACTATTGTTCTCAGTGTAATGGTCAGTGATCTCGCTTTCCAGATCCACTGCATCATCCGTGACGATGTTGAACAAATACCCCGCAACTCCCGGAGGAGGATTATTAGGACGCACGATTGCCAGACGTGATGTTTGAACTACCAGCGTGCTCGTCGCTGAAAAAATATCAATAGTCTGGGTAGGGACGATGTTGGTGCTCACGTTAGCGAATGGCGGTGTAAGCCGGAGTTTGGTAGTAAGCGTTAGCTAACCCCCGTTTGATTTCCCGACTAACAAGATTAGAAGTATTTGTAGGATTCTTGGATTCAACGATGTTAAATTCGTTGTTCACTTCGACCTTAGAATTGGACATTCCGCCAGCGGTGATGTTGTTCGGGAGGGCCGAGGGCGTAGGAGTTACTTTTGGAGACGATAAAATTTTATCCTTAAAGTCCTTAAAATTAAATGCGTCTGGAGCACCACGAAGCATATCAGACAATCGCAAGATTGCCGTAGCAAATTTAGTCAAAACCTGAGCAGAAAATTCTATTGCTGGAGCAAAATCAGCCGCAAGCCGATCATAGAGAAGTCGAGAAACCCGAGCAAGATCGTCTAACGATCTGGCAGTTTTTCTAACCTGCTCATTTTCTCGGTCGGTGGTAATCAATCTCCGATCTACTTGTTTGCCGAACTCGTCAGAGTATTTTCGTAAGGCAAAAAATAGGTCTTCATTGACCCCTAAACGCTCGGCGTACATACGCGCATCCGCTGCGTTCATGTACTTCGTTTTTTCGGCAAAAGATTTGAAGATCTCGTCTGCCGATTTTCTCATGTCGATGCCAAGGGCACTAAACCCAAAAACATCGCCGCCGCCCATTTTGATCTTGGCGATCTCCAGTTGAATCGACTTTACCGCATCCGTTACGGACTCCACGCCAATGCCCGCAGTCGTAGCAAACAGCTCAAAATCTTTTATTTGTTCGCGGCTAAGACCCGTCAGCGTGCGGAGCTTTTCGTTATCCTTAGTAGCGCGAATAGCAGCATCGGTCATCCCGATCATAGCTTTGACTGCGTTCATCGCAGCTTTGGCTAAAGCGGATACGACCGTGGCAACTACACCGATTTGAGCGGCAAGTCGAAGAAGCGGAAAAGCCTTTTGGAGTCCGGTAAAAATCTGAGATCCAAAACTCGGGGGAGAAGCAGGAGCTGTTGAGGGAGTCGGTGGGACATTTCCACCACCCGCGCCTCTGCCTCCTCCCGGTACCATACCACCGGTCGGAACCAAGAACATCGGTGGAACTGGGGCCGATGGAGCAGATGGGGCCGACGGAGCCGGTTGAGCGGATACCGAAGGTGCTTTGATCTTGATCCCCTGTAATTGCTTCAAAGACGCCACGGCTCGATCAGCCGCATCCGCAATCTTGTTTAGCACCGTCTCAAATGAGCGCAAGGAATCTAGGTCGCTGCCTTCGACCTTAAAACCTAGCTCGACGAATAGGGACGAAATTTTCACGGTTCTTTGTTAAGCTCGATAGCAGTTTCCTCGTACTCGGCAAGAAATGTCGAATACTCCAACGTGGCAAGAACCACGTCCAAGCTCATACCCAAAATGGCTTCTACGCTGCCAAAGCCCTCCTTCGATAGCCGGAGGGCGATGAACAACGCATTGTCCATTGTGATCTTTACTGCGGGTCGCTTTGCTGCGGCTTGTCGGCGCTCAAGAACGACAAGTCTAGGTTCGCAAAAAAAGGGCGCAGCGAGTGCTTAATCACCTCCCACGCTACCGGCAGATAGTCGGCGCGTGCTTCATCGGGGGTGAACGTGTCGCGAGTGATCTTCAAACTGTTGTAGGTCGATTTCATCGCACAGTCGAAGATCGCGTTCTCCAGCGCATCGGAACCGAGGAGCTGGAAAATAGCGTTCTTCAGACTGTTGATGTCCTTACCCGCAAAGGCCCGCAGGTCGAGCGTGCTCATGTCGAGGTCAACGAGTTTGAGTTCGTTGACGATGACCTTGAACAGCTTCATCCCGTGGGCAAAGGAGGGCGTCCCCAGAACGAGGATAGCCCCACTTTTAAGCGTGATCGGCTCGCTCATACGTTACAATTGAGCGCGGTCAGCGTTCGAGAACTTCAAGGTGTAGATCGCGAGCGATTGCTCGGTGTCACCTTCGACGTTCGACTTGGCGTTGACAGCTTTCGAGAAGATGCCGCCAGACGTGAAGTAGGTATCGCTCATCACGCCGCCCAGACCATTGCCGACCCGTTTCACGAACTGACCCGTGAGAAGCACGGTAGCCGCGAAATTGGCGTTTTGACTGGCTAGGAGGCTATTGAGGAAGGCATCGTCATTCGAGCCGCGAATGAGGCGAAGCACGACATCGGCCATGCGACCGGTGGCGTTAAGAGCGTAAATGGCGTTACCGTTCTTGCCCACCTTGACGGCGGCGAGATCATTCGGGAACTCCAAGGTGGCGTTATCGGCATCACCGAAATCCGTAAGGACTCGGCCCGCGATTACGATGGTATCGTTACCAGTAAGAGAGACGACAGACATGGTTGGATTTGGTTAAGGGTTAGGCTTGGACGTTGACGATGACCGAGCTGGATTGGATTGCACCAGCTTCCTTGACGGCGATCTGAACGAGCGGGGCTTTGCGATCCAAACGATCCGCTTGGGATTGGGTGCTGACCGGAGCCGAGTAGAGGTAGAAACCGAGTTGGGCGACGTTGCGAGCAAAGACGGCAGGACTGCCGAATGGGATCGCACCATTCCAAGTGCCGGGGGCGGAGTAACCGTTGACCACGGCTTGCGTGAGGACATTGAGGTAAGCGCCACGGAGAACGGCCATGCCGGTCTCGGTTTGTGGGAGCTTGGTCGAGGTCGTCGCGATGGCGTTAAAACCGGCGACTTGGAGGGCGAACACCAACCAAGTGAGATTGTACACCGAATCGTAGTAGGTGTTGCCGCCGGTGCAAAACACTTTGGAAAGACCGCCGATGTTGATGTACACGTCCGCGCCGACCGTTTTGCACTTGTTGAGGATCGCTTGGGTGATGTTCGGATCGGGTAAGACACCGATCAACTCTTTCATGTGAATCGTGGCAGTCGTAAGGCTACCCGAGAAATCCGTGGACATAGCACGACCGGCATAAGCTGCCGCCATGTAGCGAGCGGCTTGAGCACTGACCGTGTAAAGCAAGCAACGGACGTAGGTGTAACCCGCAGCTTTAACATCGTCAAATATCTCGCCAGTATCGACAGACGCCGCGAGATACGAAGAAGCGAACAGCATTTTGCGGAGAGGTTGAACCACTGCGCCAGCGGCAAGGATGTCACCATCGGAAGGAGCATATCCCGCCCAGAGCACGCCGCCGAAAAACACCAAGGGTTCGAGGCGGGCGATGGCCGCAGCCAGCGTTTCGCTGGAACCTTGAGCGGCGATGATGAGCGAACCACCACCGGTGATGATGTTGGGTTGCTGCGAGAAAATAAGATTCGCCATCGCGTACACTTCGGAGGAAGTACCCCAATCCGTACCGACATCGGTAGGGTTGAGATAGACGCCAAAATTGCCGGGGGAGACCACAGCAGTTTCGCGGGTAAGAATGAGGAGGTTGTTGACTTGAAAATCCGACAAGCCCGCAGGAGCTTCGGACACGGAAATCGTAACGACGTTACTGATGTCGATTGGGTTAGCCATGATAGTTTAAGGTTGAGTGTAAATGGATGGATCTTGAATGGTGCTGTAATACTCCACTCTCCGTGACTGTGAGTAGCCACAAAGGATGTTAAAGGTCAAATTGTATCGGTTAAGTCGTGACGCGCCGTCGATCTCAGAAACGTCCATGAGCGAGGTGGGCAGATAACCGATCTTGAAAGAAAAGCGTTCTTGAGCCTGTTCAGCGGCGTCGCCGTTGAGGGCGTACAAAACTTCGTGATTACGGATGCGGGCGGTGTTGTTCTGGCTAAAAATCAAAACTGAGTACGTTTCCTGCACGTTCATCGACTGAACCTGCAAAAGTCCGCCCTGTTCTTCCGTGACGGATTGGTAAGTCTTGCTGAGACCAAAAGGCTTTTTTGAGATCAAACCGACGTTTACAAATAGACCGTCGTCTGGCGGAAGGTTCCACGCTTGGTTGTACAGGTACACGCGATTAGGAGCCAAATCCATCTGGGTTTGGATCAGATCCGCGATGACTTTGATGTACTCAACTTGTGACGACATAATCTTGGACGAGTTCGTAATAGATGTATCCGTAATCCGAATACCCCTTGTCCGACATTACTCGGTATTTTTTACCGTCTAAAGTGAAATCTTCGCCCGGTGCCAAATTCACGTTGGGCGTCGTGTGAAGCATATTCCAGTTCCACGCACGTTGACCTTCGGGCTTGATCTTCAGTTCGCGCCCAGTCAGCGGCTGGATCACGCCTTGGCATTGCAGCGGCACGAATACGACCTGCGCTTCGCGATCAACTAGCGTGGTGATGCGGCGCACCAGTTCCATCGGGCGGAACCATCCGGTGATGGTAAAGCCCATGTTGGGCAGCGGACTCGCAGCGGAGACCGAACCTTTGTTTGCAGAGGGGATGCCTAGACTGGGAATCATACGACTCGGGAAGTGACTGCTTTTCGGAGTTGAGCGGTATCAATCAGGATACGCGAGGAACCTTTGCGTTGAATCGTGCGAGGCTTGAGTGCGGCCCATTGACCGAATCCGCCGGTGGCAAACGCTTCTTGCACGGTTTCCTCGCCGAGAACGCCAAGCAGTTTGACGGCAGATTTGACGCCAGATGCGCGGATGCGACGAAGCCAATCGAACTTTAGGACTTCGCCCATTTGCGTCATAAGCGGCATCCGCAGAAACGACCGCTCGGGCAAATTCGTGTCAGGGTTGCCGAACTCATGTTGGAAACCGAGAGACGGATTGTCGGTGATCTGCCCACGTCCGGGTTTGCGAAAAGCCGTGTCATCAAACAAGCCCACTTCGGCTTTGTAGGTTTGGAGATCGTGGAGCTGCTTGCGCAGCTTGGCGAAGCCTGAGAAGTCTCTTTTGACAGCGTTCACGGCAGGGTATCGCGATGGAAGCTCGCGAAATTGCCGATGAGTTGAGGCGAGATCAGTTCCAAGAACTGCGCCCCGTAGGTCGTTTTCGACAACTTGGAAAGGTAGGGACTCTTCAAGATCCGGTCGGGGATGCTGTAAGACTCCGTGACGTTGCCCACCGTCTTGCTTTGGGTGAGCCATTCGGCTTTGCCGTTCATGCCCATGCCGCCCGCGAGGAGGTCTTCGCACAGGTAATGCGCGGACAAAAGACCGTAGGCGATGGTGAAACCCGCCTGTGAACTCCACAGGGATTGGGTCATGTTGAAACTGGCGGCTTTGTTCTGTGCGCTGGCGATGTCGAAATCCGTCACCTTCGAGGTGTCCGTATTGTCGCCGCGACCATTGGAAACGTAGATCGTCGGTACTTGGGTGTAGCCGTAACCCTCACGGACGATAGTGACACCGGTGACAACACCGGCGGTAAGCGAAGCGGTAATGGCCGAGCCAATACCGTTGCCGCTCTGGGCGATAACGGTGGGGGTTCCGGGATAGCCGGAACCGCCAGCGGTGATCGCGATGGAAAGTATGCCACCATTGGGGTTAGATCCAATGGTGGGAGTGAGCACTGCACCGCTCCCGCCGCCCGCGACCGGCACAGCGTAAGGGAAATCCCTTACGAACTGTGTTTTGAAATCGGGGACGGTTGGGAGGATGTAGGCCACAGGAACATTAAACCGAGGCTTCAGCCTTGGCCTTGCTCGCTTTCGCGGGCTTGGCAGCAAGCTGGGCTTCTAGTTCTTCGATGCGCTTCTGAGCGGCGGCGAGGTCAGCGTCTTTGCGACCGGCGGATTCGATGGCTTCCTTGTCCGTGGAAACACGGTTGGGGAACATCTGCATCCATTGCGCAGCAATCTCAGGAGCAACTTTACCGAAGGAACCCCCTGCAACAAAGTATGAAACTTTGCTGCCGTCCGCCAACACCAGATCGTGTCGGAGGGCACCTTCGGCGCTATTGTAGATGCGGACAAGCTCCTCGGGGGAAGGAGCTTTTTTACGGAGTTCGGGTTGGGCTTTCATTAGAACGTGAACAGCAGGGTTTCAAGAGCGCGGTAGAAACCGACGCCCGTGTATTGACCGTAAGCAACGTCTTGGAACTGGAAGTTATTGACGCTGTTTGGTTGGGTCGTGGTGTAGTCCACTGGAATGTCCATGCGGATGGACTCTGGGTCGTAGCGGAGCAAGCAGTAAACGTGCTTGTTCAAGCCAGCGACGGCGTTGTTCGCCGGAGTACCGTAGGCATTGGGCAGGATCTTGAAGTTTGGCCCGCAGATCGCCTTGAACGCTTGCTCAAGGTAGTTGAGCTTTGGAATGTTCGGGTAGGTCGAGCTGACAGGGGTCATCAAGCCGAGGTAGTCATCATACGGGATGATGAAGGAGGTCGGCAGCACGGTGCTGTTCGTGTTCGCGAAGTACACCGCAAGGATGTTCTGCACGAACGTCGAGAACTCAGAAGCGCTCATCGAGCTGATGAGTTTCTGGATGGTGCTCGTGTCGGTGTTGACGGAGGTCGTGGTGAAAAGACCGGGGACGGTGGACGGGGTGAGCGTCGAGCCGAGGAAGGCGATCTTTTGGATACCGAGATCCCAGTTCTTTTTACGCGAACGATGTTTCTGCTCGATGGGGTCCCAGTTGTTAGCAACGAGGGCTTGTTCGATGTCGAAGATGGAGTAATCAACGGATTTAGCCCAGTTGATGACGGCCATCGTCTTGGAGTCGATAGCGACATCGACACCAGCGAGACGGGAGCTGTCAGCGCCGGTACGGATGTTACCGCTCTCGAAATCATCCGCCACCTGATAGGTGCGGTTCGTGAGGATGTTCGCGGCAAACGCGCCATCGCCCACGGACACGGGGATGAAGTCGGCTGGAGCAACTTCGTAGAATTTCTGCTCGCTGACCTGCTTTTTGATGTAGGTCAGGGTGTCGATTACGATTTGATAACCGGTCGCGCTGTCGGCGGTATCGCCAACGGCGTTGAGACGGAGATCAAGACCGTTGCTCTGGTTACGATCTTTGAAGATCGAGAGACGGTTGGTGTGGTTAAGGAAGACCGGTTCCTTTACGGGTTGGCCCGCAGAGTTGTGGCGAACGGTCTGGTAGAATACGCTTTTCATGGTGAGTATTTTATAGGGTTAAGGATTAGACGCCGCCGTTGAACGAGGGCTGAACTTTGATGCGGATAAGCGAACCAGCGCCGGAGGCAGGGTCGATAGCGACGCCAGTGACGTACTGGGTGCTTGGAACCGTGACCGTAGCGACGGTTGGGTCATTACCCGTGGTGGCGGCGGTAGCCGTAACTTTCGCACCGCGAGCGATAGCAGCGGACGAGAGGAGGGTGATGTAGGAAAGGTTGCACGCGACTTCGCAAACATCGCCGGGAGAATAAAGATTCTTGCGGAGATTGTAAGCGATGACGCCGAACACTGGGCCGTCGGTGGGGCCGGAAACTGCATCAACAACCACTTGCGTACCGAGACCGGTAGAAGCGATAAGTTTGACGGAAGAACCAGCTTGGAGAACCGCCGTGGAAGACGGGTTAAGAAGCGCCGACACGATGTCGGGATTCGGAAGCATCGACACTTGAGCCAAGATTGGCGTCTGTGCGAACTGATTTTGATTTTGGACTACTTGAGCCATTTTAGTGGTGGGTTAAGGTTGATTATTTAGCTGCGACAATGACAGGGGCAGAACCATACTTGTTCTGTCCGTTCTTCACACGATCAGGAAGGGAACCGGCCCCGAGGCTTGGTTCTTCGACCATGAGCGACGCAGCGTTTTCACGAGCGTTGTGGAGAGTTTGGAAGTGCTTCAAGCCTTCTTCGACGGCAGGAGCAGGGGCGGCGTTTTCTTTAACGACCTCGACCGGCGCAACAGCGGCGGGAGCGGCGTTTTCTTTAACGACCTCGACCGGCGCAACAGCGGCGGGAGCGGCGTTTTCTTTCTTGTGCTCGGCTTTTTCTTGAGCCGGGGTCTCTTTCTTTTCGTGACCGGCCATGCCTTCGTTGCAGCGGTTCTTTTTGTAGGTGGCGACCAGCTCGTTCATTTTGACGCATTGACCGTCAATCTCGATCATGTCGTCCATCGAACCTTGGAAGATCTGACCCTTCTGGGCTTCCCAGACGGCGGCAAGATCGTTGAGGCGGACAGGAACGCCGTCGATTTCGACGACCGTGTTGCCCGACATTTCGCTGACTTCAGTTTTGGACGACTCGATACCGTTTTCGCGGACGAGGAGGTTTTTGATGAACTTGAATAGTTTCATGGGATTGGTTAATGAGTTGAGTCTGAAATCCGCGCCTTCGTAGCGGGGCTTTTCGACAATGGCTAAATGCTGAAATTCGATGTCCATGATTTCGCGGTCGTACTTGATGCCGTGATAGACTCCGCCGGGGCCGAAAGCACGGACGGCGTAAGCGCAGGACGGGCGCTGACCTTGCTGGATCTTGGAGATGGCTTGGTCGGTATCGGCGGTGCCGTTGGCGTAATACCAGCCATCCTCGGAATTGTAGTCCACGCCCGTCACGACGCCATTCTCAACGTCGATGCGGTTCTCAGGAGTGACTTGGACGTGGCCGATGGTGAGAGGGTTATCGAGGGCGCTTTCCAGCGCAGCGTCGATAGTTTCCTTGCGAAGCAGCTCTAAGCCGCCGCCGGGGACATCGCGGTAGGAAACAAGGCCGGGTTCGATGAACTTGCACCGAAACTTCTTCGTACCGGGGGCAAGGTTGAACCGATGAACCACAGAGGATTCGCGGATCGTCTCAGGAGTAAATTCTAGGGTGGTGCTCATACGTCAGGAATTACAGCGCGAGCGATGCAGCGGCAGTTGTAATCTTCACCGGGATGAGCACGGCGACCAGTAGCTGTATCCACCACCGGCGGAGACGACCAACTGAACGTGCGACCATTGAGAGCGCGGTGGTCGGTGCGGACTCGCTCATCTTCGGAAGTTTGCCAGACGTATTGAGTGCTTCCGACAGACTCAAACCGCTTTTGTCGATACTGTGAAACGACACGACTGGTTTCGTTTTCCGCGACGAAGCGGGCTTTGCGCTGCGCAACGCCGTGCTCCGCTTCGACGATTTCGTCGAGACGGTCGGTGCGACCTCCTTCTTGGAGATTTTGTTCGATTTTTGCACTGAGGCGAGCGGCTTCTTCTGCGGTAAATTTTTTGATTTCAGCATCCGTTTCTCTGGCGAACTGCTGCAAGATTTCTTCTTCCAATCCGGGAGGATTTTCGGTTGAGGCTTGTGACAGATCGAGAACAGATACTGATTCTGAAAATTGCTTTTGTAGGTCTTGGCTCAATACGTCAACAAAATCCGTATATCTAATTCCAGTCGGCGCGGTGGCGATGTTCTGCTGCATGATGAGCAGGGTCGCTATAATCGCAGCGTGTAGCTCCTCGCCGCGCATCTTGGACTCGGCGATAAAGCCCCGCAGAGCGTAGGGCAGTTTTTCTTGCTCGATGACGAAAGTATCCTGTTTCTTGACTGCGCCAAGTTTGCGCAGTTCGCGGCTAATGGCGGCGTTGAACCGGCCCGAGAACACGCCGTCGGCATACCAGATCTGGCCGGTCGTGAGAGCTTCGCGAATTACGTCGATGCCATTTTGCCGCACGTCGGCGGCGGACAACATCGCCTCAACGGGCGCAAACAGCACTTCTTGCAGATAAACCAGCAAGAGCTTTTCTACATACTCCGTGTAGCTGTCCCGATGGATGATGGGCGGTAGCGTCACTTGTCAGACTTCTTGCCATCGGGCTTGGTATTCGGAGCGTCGGCGTTCTGCTGCATCTCCATCATCTGCATCGGCTCAACGTCGCGCAGACCTTTGGAGACCTCGGTGTCCATGTGGAGGAGACCTTCGGCTTTGAGTACCTTGGACGCCTCGACGCCCGTGAGCAGACGCTCGCGGAACTGTTCGAGGATACGCGTTTGCTTGGAAGACATGACTTGCTCCTGCTGCACGCCGTCAAGGATCTTGAGCGGTTCCCAGATGATCTCATACTCGGGGATGAAGCCAAACTTCTGCTGACAACGCAGATCGAGGATCTCGCTGATGACGGGATTAGCGTCTTCGCGGATCTGTTCGACGATGGCGTTGTAATTCTCCAGTGCGTCCTCGCCGCCGCCGAAGCCGGTAGCCGATTGGCCGAACAGCTTGTTCATCGGAATTTTTAGGGCCGAGGAAAGATTGAGTCGCAGTTCGTTCCAGATCTCGGCCAGCCCGCCGAAAGAGAGTTGCTTCTGGGTGTAGTCGTCCTCCACGTCCATCGCGAGGGCGTTCTGGTAGTTCTTGAGGCGATTGGACAGCGCGATGCGCTTCTGGGTGTTGGCCGTGCCGTCGTCGGTCAGAAGGCTGTCGTTGAAGCCTTGGATCTTGTACACGTCGATCTTGGCTTCATCGAGGAGTTCAAAAATGACGTTTTCAAATTTTACGAATGAGTTGATCGCTCGGATGCAACGCTCGATCTCGGAGAAGCCCCAACCTTGGAGCCGCAGACGGATGAAGCTAGGTGCCTCCGCGCCGAGTACCTTGATGACGCGACTGCGATGCAGCGGTGCGCCGTAGAAGTTGAACGGGCATGGGTTGCGCGGATCGAAAATGTTCATCTGGGAGAGGATCAACTCCCAGCGGTCGGCGGCGATGAACTCCAGTGGAGTATCCTCGTTGATCGCTTCTACGTTCAAAGGGGTGCGAAAGTCCTGCGCCGTGTTGACGATCAGGCCCGAACCGCCGAATAGCCGCGACCAGCACAACACGTCTTTCGCGACGCGCATATCCGAATAGCCTTCGTTGATGGCGGCGTTCGGGTTCAGCTTGCGCGAAAGTTTGCGGTTGGGTTTACGCGAACGCTTGAAATCCAAAAGCAGACTCTTAGTCTCATCTTCACTCAGTTCGTTCGTCTTGATGCTAATGCCACCTCGGAAAGCGTCATCGACGGGTTGGCGGATGACGGTTTGCACCAGTCCCTGACTCATGTACGAGTAAGAAAGCAAAATGCGGTTCAGCGTGCATGGGGTGTAAGCGTTGCCTTCGCCCAGTGTGAACGGGTACGCGATGGTCTGATTGAGGTTATTGCCTTGTGCAAACGTGCCCTCGATCAGATTGGTCAAAGTATTGAGCCGGGTAGCGATAGCGGTCATCTTGAGTGCGTATCGCTTGTTTTGGGAAAAACTGCAAGAGATAATTGCAGCCCGCCCAATTCCCCGTGGGCGGGCTGCGCCCGAACTTTTGTGCAATAACAGAGTTGACGGTGATACAAAAGTTGTATCTTACTGAGGAGGATGAAACGAAATCCAAAGAAAGTGTTAATCGCCATTCCGATCAAAGACGGGATGCTTCGCTGGGAAACCCTGTTCTCGTTACTGCGGACAGCGGAAATTGGCTATGAGGTGAACATTATCCCGTTTGGCGGATGCGATGTCTGCCATGCGCGGAATCTAGCGTTTCACCATTGGCGGACGCGCAGCGATGCGGGGCGGTTACAATTTCTCGACTCGGATCTGTCGTGGACGCCGGAGAAGCTGAAACTGCTTTGGGATTCGGATTTCCCAGTGGTCGCAGGTTGCTATCCACTTTCGGACAGTTTTCTGCGTTGGAGTTTCCAAGGTAAAGTTGAGAATTTGTATAAGACTTACCTCGTAGTTGAAGAAGTTTGCACGGGTGCTCTGTCTCTGACGTGGGACGTGTTGGAAAAGCTGATACGCCCCGAGGATGAGTTTATTATCGAGGATGCAGAATACCGTGGAGAAGTCGGGTACGAGATCACCAAGATGGGGGTTTTTAACCGTCGCCGGTATTCAGAGGATTTTTATTTGAGCAAGATTATCCGCGAAGCGGGATACAGCATTTACGTCGATACCCGCTGCTGGATGAACCACCACAAGATGAATGGGCTTTTGAACCGTTACACGAAAGAGCAGATCGAGGAATCACTAAAAAACCCACAAACCGTAAAAGCACTATGAACAACAAAGGTGTTCCCTCTAAACGTCAGGACGTATATAAGCGAAATCGCGCTGAGGCCGACCGATTACGCAAACGTAAGGAACGTGCCTCGTCGAGATTCGACAAGGGCAGTCAGACTAACCTCTGGGGTGAGTTTGTCGGTCACGGCGACATTGCCCGTGGCCTCGACCATTTTAACCAAAACCGTCTCGCAAGCGAGGAAATCAAATGAATACGCCAGAAACAAAATTAACGGTTGAGACTTGTAACGGTGCATTTTCACCAGACTCTTTGCTGAGTTTTAATCATGCGAACCGCGAAGTGCTACGCATCACCCACGATGGTCGCATGATTATTGGCGAAGGCTTGTCCACAGAGGAAGCCACGCAAGAGGCTGCCAAAATGTTGATTACTGCGTTTAATGAGCAGATCAATAAGATGGTGGATGCGCGTGTCACCGCTGCGGCTTCGCAGATCCCAGCACGTTCAGAATCGAAGTCCCCTTGCCCAGCAACAGACTGATGCCGTCGGTCATGGCGTCCACTTGGTCGTCATGGGTACTCTTGCCATCGGCTCGGAAGCTCGCAGCCTCGACCTCGAACGCTGCGAGCCAGTTAGCGGTCTTGGGTAGGTACACCATCCCCGTCGCTTGATACGGAAGTGCGGTCATCACGCGAGACACCTTGTCGGTGAGCCGCACGATGCCCTTGGCGGGGATGCCTTTCTTGCGCATCTCCATCATCAGGTTGTACCCCGCCGCTGCTTCTTCAATGGCGATGTAG